ACCGGTGATAGTTGACCAATCCTGAGTATGCGAATTTGGGTCGCGGCTATCGGTTAATCGCGAATCGCCTTCATAAATTATGACATTCGTGATGCCATAGCCAACCACATCGTCAGGCGTACCGGTGATAGTTGACCAATCCTGAGTGTGCGAATTTGGGTCGCGGCTATCGGTTAATCGCGAATCGCCTTCATAAATTATAGCGTTCGTGATGCCGTAACCAACCACGTCGTCAGGCGTACCGGTGATAGTTGACCAATCCTGAGTGTGCAAATTTGGGTCGCGGCTATCGGTTAATCGCGAATCGCCTTCATAAATTATGACATTCGTGATGCCATAGCCAACCACGTCGTCAGGCGTACCGGTGATAGTTGACCAATCCTGAGTGTGCAAATTTGGGTCACGGCTATCGGTTAATCGCGAATCGCTAGCATAAACCACACTACCGCTAACTGCCCCCCAAACAGGATCAACTTCCACCGTTACCCAAGTGCCCGTGGGACTTATCGAAATTGCAATCGGGGTCCAGGCGGCTCCGTTTGTTTGATAAAAAATCGACCAGGCCACTTCAATAGTGCCTTTTGCCAGAGACCGAGTAGATAGATCTGAAGAATACGCGAGAAATTCTGCATAATACCGGCGCGGAGGCGGAATGTTGGTAGTGGCCAAAACCGCAGGAAGCGCATATGTGACAGAAGTAGCAGTAACTGACACCGTCCCGTTTAAAACAGCCAGGTAGTAGGGGCCCGCTTCCGGATAACTCATTCGAAATTGGATGTTGGTGATACCCGTAAAAGCGTCTTCACCCGTAGCAGAATTGGAGAAGGTGAGAGCAAACTGCTGTACGTCACGATTGGACCATTTCCAAGAAAACGCATTCCAGTTTGCCGCGCCCGACGTAACAATGTCAAAAGACCCAGTATTAACATGGGTCGGAAAAGAAAAAGTCAGGGAAGCAACCAAACTGAAAACAGCAGACAACAACCATTTGCGCATGTGCAACCTCCCCGGAAAACAGGCACTCTCGCACAGCGGGATTTCTCCTCGCTGTGCGAGTTGCCCACAACGAACCCTACACTTACGCCATGTCTTTGCAGTCGGCCACAATCATCCACACTCGGATTTGGCCGGCAAGCGCCTGTGTTGCCGCAGCCGTGACCACATACACGTCCGAAGCCGCTGTGTTGATGAGCGGGAACAGGGCAGCCGCCCCGCACACGTTCGTCCCCACTGCCGCATCAGCCGCAGTCTGCGCCAGATAATCGGCGCCAGTGGCGGCCTTGGACAAGGCTACCGTCAACGCTGTCGTTGACGCTACGACGATCTCAAACCCAGCGGCCAAGACAAGACAACCTGCCGGAAGGGCAAATACCTTGATGTAACTTGCCGCCTCGTACCCAACAGGAATGTCCACAATATTCTGGAGCATCCCCACCTTCGGACCGACAGACGGAAAACCGCCCTGGCCGACCGTCTCCAACTGCGTTGTCAGATCTGCTGAAGCTGCCATAATGAATCCCTCCTAAAAGTTAACCAACTTACCCAATTGCCGCGACAGCGTAACCCACGCCCACGGACCGTACGACCTTGAAGCCGTACACGTTCAGACCGCGATGCAGTTGCCCGAAACCAAACGGGTCATCCTGAATTTTGGACGACACCATCTGGGTGGCAAACGTAGTGGCGGCCTTGGTGCCGAAGATCACGTACGCTTCACTCGCACTCAACCCTGTGGTCGGGAGCAGGTTGCTCTGGAACAGTTCGAACCGGGCAATTTCGCCCAGGCGCCCATTACGGATTACCGAGGTGCTGTCACCAGTAAGAGCCGCGTCCTTCAGGTCCGATTTCTGAATCAAACCGGCCATCCGCGCACTGATAATGGCCCAACGACCCTCTTCAGGGACATTCTGCTCATCAAGAACCGTGCCGCAATCGACCAGCAGCTCAAGCGCATTGGCCTTAGTGACAGCGCGACCGGAAGTAGCGGTGCCAAGTTCAATATCGTTCGAGACAATACCGGCCGTATCACCGCAGTTGTCGCTCGAAGCGCCGGCGATCATGGCCGCAAACACTTCGGGGTCAATCGCCTTGGTGATTTCATAAGAACCGGACTCCGACCAGCGACCCAAACAATTTTTCAGGTCAGTCTGGACTTTGTCCAGGTCAAACGACACAAAGGACCAGTATTTGCCATGGTCAATCAGCAACTGTTGAGCCGTGCTCTCAGGTTGCTCATTAACCAGGTTCTGGCCTTTACGATAATCACGAACCGTAATTACCGGGTCCTGGCGAATCCATACGGCGTCGCCGAACTTCTTGATCTCCATTTTCTTTGCGACTTCGGCTCTTTATCCGAAGCTTCTCTCCCTTTCGGAAGAGATGAGACTATATCTTACAAAGGCCACGTTTCGCCCAACGAGCTGCCCGTGGATTATGCAACCGGATATGCTCCGCCCGGGTCATAACGACCAGGTTTTCCAGTTGATTATCCAAAGTATCCTCATTCTGGTGATGAACAATTTCACCGTCCTGAAGATACCGCCCCAGCAACCGCTCGACAACAAGAATATGTTCCCTGACATATCCCTTGGAATCACACTTAGGATGTTCCGGGCAATGAAGCATCTTGTACCGATTGTGCGTAATAATGTATCCAGGGTGGTAGGGATCGCTAACCATGACCCCCGCCGCATCCGTAACCTGCCGTACTGCTGTTACACTCAACCCAACAGCCCGACTGATTTCCGGAATCGACAACCCCTCTTTAGCCAACAGCACAATCTTCTCCGTTGCCTGCTCCAGCCTATTCCGCTTGCTCCGTGGAATCTCAAAGAAGTTCATTTTATTAAGAACCAGTTTCTTTGAAACTCCCACAAAACTTGCAACCCCGTCCAGAGTCCTAAACTCCAGGTACAAAGATTGCAAAACTTCACGCGTGATTCCTACCAACGTACCTTTGTTTGCCCATTCGTGCGAATTTCTTCCCAAGTTCTCGGGATTACTTTTCGTAGTCGTTGAACCTTCCACCGATTGCTCGGCGGCTTGGCTGCTGATCGTCCCGGAAAACGCACTTTTTAGAGCGTTCAAGTCTTCCGTTACCGGATACTTTGTAGCGTCATTTTCCATAGGATATTCCAGCAATTAAGGCAATTTCAAGAGAGCCAGTCAATTAACCCTCGTAATCGCTATTAGTCACCTTAGTCAACACCGTCCGGGCCCGATAGTTGGCCATCACCTTGGCAGAGTATATAACCGGAATATACCGCATGGTATCCGATCCAATATTCCGCACTCCCGCTGCTAATGGGTATGCCATAGCAATCCTCCTTATCTGCTTTGTTTCCCCTGCTACGGCATACTCGCAAGATTAGACCACTCGCCCATCTTGTATGGCTGCCGTAATCAGAGCTTCCATCTTATCCGCTAACTGAGGTTTACCCTCATACTTGCCACTTGCAAGATCCTTATAAAATTGCTCAATCTCAGAATTCTTCAAGGTCGGCTTTGTCGAGGAACTGACTGCCGGCTCAGCTCGACTGCCATCTGGCCGCAACTCATTATTAGCCGGCGCATTCGCTTCCCCGGCTTTTTTCTGGCCAGTCACCTTTAAAAACTCATCATGCATCAAGGCCAAACGAGCCACGTCACCTACGTCAACAGCTGCGTTGCCCAGGTCCTTGCGCAGTCGCCCACTGATCGGGTCCCGCTGGTTCAAATAATCAACCCACTGCGGATCGTCCGAATCATTCCGATCACGGGCGCCCGGGGACAACTGGTCCACCCGGTCCCACAAATCTCTGCCAGACTGTCCGGCAACCTGGCCCTCCACCTGCCGAAGTCGCGTATCGAACTTCGCGTCAAAGCTCGCTTGCAACTCGGCTCGCACTTTGTCAACCATTGCCTGAGTGGGTTTCTCAATAAGCCGCGACAAAATCGCAAGTTGCTTTTCACCCATAAGCTCCCGGTCGGCCGGGGACAATTCGGCCAGGAGATCCTGTACCGTGACCGAAGAAACAGGTTCCACGGGGGCTTCTACCCGTGTCGGCGCTGTGTTCAACCGCTGACGTAACTCGCGCACCGTGGCGTTGAGGGGACGAATCTGCGCGTCCATACGACCCTCTAAAGACGCATTCCGCTGCCGCTCGTACTCCAAGGCACGTTGCAACTCGGCCACTTCGGGAACCGTTTTGCTCCCGGTACTTGACGCCGTCTCATCCGCCAAAAGTTGGCCCAAAACCGAAATTTCATCGCCGCCAGTTTTCTTTTCTTCGCTCATAATTCCACTATCTCCTTGTAAAGCGCCGATTTACGGAAGGCTTTACGGTAGGGCGACGGATTCTAACCGTCGAGGCCTACTAGGTTAACCACCCTTACTGTTATACCACTTCCCATTAACCGAATTACGTATCCCGTAAATCCCGCACGTCATCTGAAATCACCTTTTCCGACTCTGTCACTTCCCGTTCCAGAAACTTTCTGGACGGTCGCGCATGCGTTTTTTGCTTGCGCTTTTTCTGCTTATCCCTAACTTTCCTAAACCAGCTCATCCTACACCAAACTATTTCACGTAAATAATAACTGTGCCCTGCTTCCCGGCCGTGGCGTTCGTGCCTACGCCAGAAATGGCCAAGGACAATTTACCATTCACCACAAGGGGCATCAGGTTCGTAACGCCGGCGGTTGTCACCACTAACACGCCAGGAACGACCTGGCTAGCACTGCCGGGCGCGTTTGTGGCAATCGCCGAACCCTGACCCGCTAATACGTCTACCCCATTCTGATCACTAAGCGTAACTGCGTACGTTGCATTGGTGGGACTCGGGGTACCGCTCACAAACACTACCCGATTCATCTCACCGCGCACAGGCTGACTGGTAACGGCCACCGTGCCGTCAAGAGCCGCCGTCCAAGCCAGCGTAATCTTCTGCGGAGGGTCAATCGCCGCCCTCGTCTCCGAGACAGAACCGGCGGCAAAAAGAGAACCCACACACAACAGAGACACCGCGCATAAAAGTAGTTTCATATTTGCCCTCCGGCAAGGGGCGGTTTGCCGTCCCGCCCCGTTTGAGTTTTACTTCGTTACGGACCCGCAAACACCATTTCGGCTGAGCTTTTGCGCACGCCGTTGTTTTGAATGAACGCCACATAGTTGGTCGAAGACGCGCTCATGGTCACGGTCAAAGCCGCATAGCCAGAAGCGTCGGTAACCACCACAATGGTCGGAGAATCAGCCGCCGACAACAGCGTCCCAGTCGTAGCTGCAATACTTGTCAGGTTGACGGCACTGGCCGCTCCGTTCAAGCTCGCCGACCATATACCAACGAGCGTACTGGCCGCGCCGAGTCCGTTAGTTACGGTGAGAACCGCTGTATCAACGCCATTAGTCACGCCAGTCGTTACAACCGTGTTGGGTTGTAAAGCCGTCGCACCAGCAGCCGCGCCAGCCGTAACGGTAGCCACGGCAACGCTATTGATAACTTGCACACTCGCAACCCCAGACGACCACGCCACATCACCATGATCTGCATCAGCCATCTGATCGGGGCCAATAGCGTCAACAAGAGCGTTCGTGATTCTGGCTTGGTCAATGTTGCCAATCAGCGTTGCCGTCCCGCCAGCAGCCATTGTGAACGCGCCGCCAACGGCAGCCCATGCCGGATCGGCGGAGCTTGCACCAACCAATAACTGCCCATCGGTGCCAGCAGCAAGAGGCGTAATCGCTGCTGTTCCAGAACCGATTAAGACGCCATGATCGGTAAGAGTTGCCACACCGCTGCCGCCCTGATCTACTCCAAGCGTTCCAGTTGAGGTCAGAGCCTTGCCTGCGCTCGTGAATACCGCCTTGCTGGTCGTCAATCCAGACAAGACCGGATCAGCCGTGAACGTGGCAATACCAACCTGCGTCAGTGTTCCATCAACTTTCAGGTTATTGTCGCCAACCGCATCCGTGCCGCCGACATGAACGCCGCCGTCAATGTGAACCTCGCTGCCAGCCGGATCGAGCAGGATGTCGCCCGAAGCGGTATCTATCTCCGCCTCAATTTGCAGTATCCCGTCCTCAATCGTTAGGCCGTACGCGCCCTCGGCATCAATAACCAACGTGGCTTCCGCAGCCGTATCCGCCGTGGTGCCGGTTCGAGCATCGTTGATAGCGATCAACGGAGTGGACGCTGTGCCTACTGCATTGGTTTGGTCAATGGTAACTTTGTTGGCAGTGGTCGTCAGATTAATATCCACGTCACTGTTGTTGACTTCCAACTCGCCGCTTAACGTGGACTTGCCACTAACGGCCAGGGTATCAACCGACATAGCCCCCGTGGCCAACTGATTTAACTGAGCCGCCGTAGCATTAACAACGGTCCCGCGAATCGACCACTGGTACAGATCCACGTCCTCTCTCTTCGCCGCGTAACTCGTCAACACTGCCGCCAGCAAAATGCCCGCCACCACAAACTTACCTTTTTGTCTCTTCATACACTTCTCCTCCTTCTGTTTCGCTGGCTTCCTCCCCAGCGGGTTTATTTTCAAATGCGTCACACAGGGACTTCTGCCACAGGGCCGCTCCCTGGGCTTGCAGCAAACTCTCCCCCTTCAACAGGGGCAAATTCTCCAGGGACTCCTGATAGCTCTTCCTCAAGAGCGACTGGAGTTCCTGAAACACCGGGAACTGCCGGAGGTACTCCAAGCGATTCCACACCGGAAGACTTAGCTGGAACAGATTCATTCTCTTTCTCCTCGCTTTCGAGCGTTACGAGCCAACTGTGACACCGACATACGTTTACGAGTTTCCTCTGACGGGTGCAGCCCCCGTTTCACTGCCGCTATTTTAGCACAGGTCTCTACCGAACGCTTGCGCCCCTTCTGGGCAACCGACATCTTCAAACGTGTCTCCACGGAAAGATGCCGACCTCGCAAAGGTGACACTCTTCCCTTGGTTGACTCCGACATTTTTCGCCGGGTCTCTATAGAAGGGGGTCGCCGCCCCCGTTGGGCTTCCCTCAGTTTTTGACGCGTCTCCTCAGACGGCGGTCCCCGCCTTTTTCCCGCCTCTCGCATTTTTTGTAAAGTTTCCTCAGAGGGATGTGTCCCCTTTCTCCCAGATGGCCGTCCCAAATGCGACATTCTCATTTTGTGCAAAGTTGCCAAAGAATGCTTATGCCCAGGTATTCCCTCTCCCCCCTCAGTCCCATTTACCAACGCTACCCCTAATCCCCTAAAAAATCGTATCCACTCAATCTCTTCTCTTGCTCCAATGCCCTCCGCCTCTTCTATAAGTTGAATTTGGGGCAAATGCCCTTTGGCCACCAAAGCCCGAATCCAATTGAGTCGATGATTACACTTTCCAGTACGCGCTTCAATCAAGTGCCGATTTAACCTCTCCGATAACAGCTTCCCCGTTTTTCCCACATATCGAATCCCTCGCGCTTCGTCCATCAAAACATAAATTTGAGTTTTCATAAACTTATACTGGCACCGCAGGAACCGTTTCAGGAACCGTTTCAGGAACCGTTTCAGGAGCCATTTCAGGAGCCATTTCAGGAGCCATTTCAGGAGCCATTTCAGGAGCCATTTCAGAAACCGTTTCCGAAGGAACCGTTTCCGGCATCTGCGCCAAAAGCGCCTCCTTCTCCTGTTCCCCCTTTGTCTTTACGCCCCCTATCCCAATTTCCTTCGCCGTGGCCAAATCCACATTTGCAGACATGCGTCGCGTCACCGCCGCCCGAGAATTGTTTTCCGCGATCTGGGCTTCCAGTTTCAAACCTAAAATTTTACTCTCCATCGCAAGCCGCTGTTTTTCCACGTCCAATTTCGCCTTGGAAATCTCAACTTCCAGCGACTTGTTCTGGGCCTCCATCTGCATAGCCTGCGCTTCGGCTTCCGCCTTGGTACGTTCAGCCTTGGCTATTGCCTCAGCCTTCTGCTCAATCTTCTCAATGGGCACCATAATAGACGCACCGTCCATTTCAACAGAGCGAAACGCCTCACGCCACACGTTGGAACGGCCCCGGATTCCAACCAGGTCGGCGTCCGGCGACTTTGACAACTCGCCAATAAGCGCCAAACGACGCTCCGCCAATTCCGCTTTAACCAAAGTCTCAACCGCGCCGGCAGGAGCGACTTCCAGGTCCCCCAATACAGAGGCGTCCGGGGAGTCCATTAAATTCTTCTCATAAATCCGTTCCAAAATAGGACAAATCACTTCCAGGTCAATGGCAATCACCACGCGCCGGATCCCCTTAGCCGCACTGTTCAGCAGCATCGAAATACCTGACGCCGTTCGCCCAACACCGGGGGGCGGTTCGCCGCCCACAAGGTACTTGGGCACCCCCGAACGCGAATCCGCCCACTGACGACATTCGTTAATGATGCCCAGCAGCTCTTGTGCATTGGAGTCTGGCTGCTTAAAATCAATCGGCAAAGCCGAAGAGTTCGTCGGGTTCTTGAACTGCCAGATCTTATGGGGAAACATAGTAGTCAGCTTATCCCCAAGCAACCTCTGGATGTCTGGGATAATCACCTGGAACCCGGACGCCAGCCCCATATTGTTCACCAAAGCCCTGGCATCAGCATTACACACATCTCCGATATCCTTAAGGATCTCCGGCAACGACTTGTACCAGAACGATCCTGGAATCGCTTGCCACCCGGTCTTGAAATACGGTTTCTGCCCACTGGGATCAGGGTTCTCCTCCAAGAACACTATGCGGCCGGCCACAGTCAAGGCTTCGATATGGTAAAGTTTGTCCGCGTCAATCTGCTTCCCGGATGGAAACTCTTTCCACCCGGCATTTCGAAGAAAGGCGCCGGTAACTGTAAGCCAGTAGTCCAACCCCTCAACCGTACCCTGCACTTTCGCCTGTCCCGTCTGGCCTTGCAGTACCGGCGCCACCGTGGAGTCCACTACGCGGACATTAGAACCCGCCAAGGATTGGAACTCCGAAATAACTGACCGTACCTGGCTCTCAACAAAATGCTTCTGCTTCAACATCCAGAACAAATCCGACAAACGATACCGAATGCGCTCAATGAAATCCCCCTCAAAGCCCACGGTAGAGGCTGCTGGGTATGCGTCAAAAGGGCTTACACGAGAAACCGTGGTAGTAGGCTGCCACGTATAGGATACCTTGGGCCGCCCCTTATCGCCCTTGCCCCACACTTTTTTCTGCCGCTCCCGGACAACAGGTCCTTTAAGAATGGCCACCTTTTCTACTGCGACATCGAACAAAAAATCTTTGGTTGCCGGGCCCCAACCACCCTCCGTCAATTGGTCGTCAATCTGGCGCTCCATCTGCTTGGCCCGCCGATCAGTCTCAATCAAGATCGCGTCCTGCATCGCCTGGCGCACCAAAGAAGCCGCCCTGGCGCCATCCTCCGGCGCGGATTCACGACCCAGCCCTTCCATATACTCCTTAGCCGCCTGGATACCGGTTGACAAAGCCAATTCCGACAACTCTTCGGGCACTTCGGGAACCGGGGTAGCCTTCAGTCGCCAAGGTTTGGACGACTCGCCAAGAAACACATCCAACAGCCAGCTCAACGCATCAGTGCATTTTTCACCGGTAAGCCCAAAATACGTCGTCGACATGCCGGCTTTTTCCAAATCGGCCAACTTGGTGGGCGGATACAAGCTATTGAACGCGTAAAGCGCGTCAATCATAGCCTGGTCAACGCCACTCTCGCGCCGAGCGCTCTCATGTGAAATAAAAATGTCGCGAAGCGCCCCTGACAAAGCCAAGTACGGATCCCCAAGGGGCCCCGGCTCAAGTGAAGCCGCCGCCTGAGCCTCAAGCGTAGTTAACGACGTAAGTGTAATTGTGTCTGCCATATAGTAACGACTAAACAGACCCCAGCCTTCTTTGTTTATAGTTTGCCCTGCCTAAATGCCCTATGTCAAGCACAAAAAAGAAAAAGTTTTACGTCCAGGCTCCGTTAGATCCCACAGTCACTGGAAGCTCTCGCTGCCCCCACTTGGGAAGACGCACCGTTTCGTTTTCGTACGCAAAACCCCCCATCCGCAAAAACATGCACATGTACTGAAGCGCATCTTGTAAATGGGAATACTCATTCTTTTCAGGACGCAACGCGTACGCCTGTGAAGCGGTGCTTTGCATCTTGCGATAAGCGTACGTCCGTAAAAACCCTTTACGCAGTATTTCACAGGACGGGTCCAACAGGAAAGCGCTACCCTCACTAGATAAATGCGTAAGAAACCAAACCACCGCCTCGCGCCGGGCGCCAAACTCATTGGTGGCAGCCGCAGTTACCGGGAACCCCTCTTCAGCAAGAATACCGTAGCAAGTCTGTTCGGTTGATTGCGAACGCTGGGCTCCAGCCGGATCCCCGGTCATCGAGAGCTGATAGTTCGGATAATACTGCATAATGCACGGTTTAAAATAGTCGCGCACAAAGCGCTGAACCCCGATATCCTCTCCGCTGATTTCCCGCAGCACCTTCAACTGCCCCTTTACGGTAAGCTGCGCAAACACGCATGAAACACTGAGCCCAAAGTCCCAGCCCACGTAGAGCGTAAGGCCGGGTGACGGGTTCAGGGTTTTTGGTGAATGGTGAAGGGTATCTATGTACTCAGGATAAACCACTTTACCGGAACGGGTACTACCGTACTGGTTCAAAATATACACAGACACCCAGGAGCGCGATTTAGCGGTTACCAGGTCCAAATAGTACTGGAACCCACCAGGAAGATGCTCCACGTTCTCCGCCGCCGGGAGCCCATGAGTCCCATCGTTCGGGATGTACGTAACCCCGGCGCCGGCGTCCAGTGGGGAAGTCACCTTTCCCTCCACGGGAGACAACTCGATCAAGGCCGCAGGTTGATCGAAGAACTTGTACCCCTTCGGCTTGTCGACTTCGGCCAAACGATACCACCAACTGGTGTCGTCCGGGGAATTGGTGTCCATGATAATACCATGCCAACTCGGGCCGCCTTCATCAGTGGACGGATACCGGCCGACCCGGGCGCTAACCGCCGTAAGGGCCTCTTCATCCAGTTCACTGGCCTCATTAAGCCAGGCGCCGGTCACTTCCAGGGATTTCAACTTGCGAATGTCTTCCGGATGATCGAAGCTGATAAACAGCACGGTCAATTCCAATCGGGTTCCATCCGACAATTGGCAATCCAGCCGGGACTGCATGGGAACGGATTCCCTCACAGGGGCAATCGCAGTAGGCACCCAGGATGTCCAAGTCCGCAAAGTCGTCTCCACCAACTCTGGGTACGAATTGCGCAGCGCCAGCCATTTTGACCTGCGCACACCGCGAAACGGGACTTGTTCCACCGCCCGCGACAAAATCTCCATGCAACAAGCTGAAGACTTCCCAGACCCAAAAGGGCCGCGTATTCCACGCACCCGCGAACTATCAAGATGGAACTTCAAACAAGTGGCTGAAGGCGCATAAGGGCGAAGAATAAGCGAAGACATGTCAACATTAGAACCCTTACTCATCAGAACGTCCTCCGGAATAGTCTGACACCCGTCGTACAAACTCCCGTAATTGTGAGAGGGTAAAGTCCCGTTTCCATAAATTGGCAATACTACTAATCACCCACACATTGTTCTTCACATAACCCTTAACGGGATCCCACCTGTCAAGAACCGGACTCACCCCGCATATCTTACCCACTCCCCGCTTCAATGGGAAACCCATCACCGGACAAAACTCTGGAATATGTATATCAAAGGGCTCCAAATCGAAGGGCAACTGCTTCACCTTGGCCCGATGCTTTGCACTACTCCACATGAAATATTCCACCGTGTGAATTATACCACGATGCTTTCGCTCCAGTCGTCGACAAGCATGTGCAGCCTGCTCCCGCTTATAGCACCCACAACTTAGAGTCTTCCCCGTACGAAGACTCTCTCCACGGACCTCTGAAGTTTTCCCACAGTCACAAACGCAATGCCACTTAATTTCCCCGGAAGGACTTCGAAAAGAAGCCTCCTTCGTTACGACCAACCGGCCAAAACGCTTTCCCACCATCACTTTTCTACGACTCATTGGCACCCCCGGGAGTTGTCCATATGGAACTTAAGACACGTAGGCGAAGGCGCATACGGCCGAAGCACCATGGACGACAGATCTACGTTGGAACGATTACCCGCCATCTACCTGCTCCGTTAAGCCACTTAATTGCATTTATTTCCTCGGTTTCAAACTCCCTAATCCGTGGCACTCGGTCGACAGCTGCTCATACACCCAACGACCCTCCCGCTCGGCAAACTCTTTAATCGCGTCGGTCATGTGATTATATTGGCCGTTCATATGGGTATCGTGAAATAGCCAAGTGCAACTGTCCACAACTACCGGAGCCCAGAGAAGAAGTTCTGCTGACATCTGCGCGTAGGTATGCTCAGTATCAATGAACACCAAATCCGGAGGGTTTGGGCCCAGACACTCTTTCACCTTGACGCGGGTGGCTGGATCCCGTGAATCCCCCTGGACAAAAGACCAGAAAGGAAACGCGGGACGCATCCAGAGATCGATCTGGTCCCGAAGGTCCACGGTAACCCACAACCGCTCGGGCCGCGTATTCTGTTCCATCCCGCGCCGGAAAGCCGCGGTCGACCCGGTGCCATACTCACTTCCAATTTCCAGCAGAACAGCGCAATTTGCCGCCATTTTCTGGAGCGTCGGCAAATGCCCCACAATGCTAGCATTGGGAAAGTTCATGGGCCCCAGGCTCCTCTCTTCAAGGCCAATGCCTTCCGTCTACGGGGGCGCTTATTCAGCGCTCGCCGGGACGCCATTCGGGTATTGCCCAATTTGCCAACGCCGCCGCCGGACCCGTCAAACTGCCGCACCCCACCACAGCTTCCCATGCCTCTTGCCATAACACCCTCCTTATGATTTGACTAACGTGACTTTTGTGACTTCCTGCAAGACAAATTTGTCCAACAGACGATGCACTTCGACAACAACCCCGGCTTTACTGGTGACAATCTCCAAGGCGCGTTTCTGCGCCTCAAAGTGGGACCGGTAAAACCCGGGTTCGGGGACAAGCACCTCGATGACATTTCCACTGGCGCCAGTCACTTTGCCACCAACATATACGCCATACCGCCCTTGCGCTTTTTTGCGCGGCGGCTTCTCCCCTTTAGCCACGGGTCTTGGTTGCCTCGGCTTCCGTGGAGCTTTAACCACAGTCGCCTTGGCAGCCGGTACTTGGGCCAGAATGGCATGCGGTCGAAAGTTCTCCGGCACAAAGGGCAAAACCGTAGCCTTTTGAAGATTCTCCGACTCGCGCACAGATGCCCCATCCCCGGACGAAAGAACCCGTTTCTCGGCCACTGGTGCACTAACGGCCTCTTCGAGCGGTTCCAGGGGCGACATAGCCGGGGGCATCCCGGTAATTCCCGGAGGCGGAGCCTGAATCGGCGGCGTGTACTCCTTCTTTGGCCGGCCAATAGCCGCTTCCACGGGGTGCCCGTTCCAGTCCCTGGGGACGTTAGGCTCCGGGATTCCCGGCAGGGGTTGCGCCATTTTCTCCAGGACTTCCTGCTTCTTTACTTCCGGCGATTTCTTTTTGTTCACTGACGATTTCTCCTTCCACGGTTACGGGTTGCGGGGTTCGCGGCGGTATCGCAAAATTGATCTGGAGGGTTACCCGGCCGGCGCCTTGCCCGTCGGCCTTGGGCTCTCTGTACTTGGGGTCGTTGGCCTTGAGCAACAGTTCAAGAAGCTTATCACTGCGCTTCGGGAACCAATCGACAATGTTGCCGTTCTTATCGACAGTAGGGGTCTGCTCCCCATTGACCGCACGATTATGTGCTTCTTCTTCCCGATCCAGGTGCCGGATGTCAGCGGCAATCTTTTCCGCTTCCCGGGCGAGCGATAAAAATTCAGGGCTTCGTCTCTTAAGCATCACCCACTCAGGCTTAGACAGACCTGAGAGACAAAGTTCCGACCAGCTCTTGCACTGGGCGACACCCTCCAAGGCAAAAATTATTCGGGGGTAGTCGCGGGGGTCAACAAGATCCGTCGGAATTTTTTGCAAAACTTCCGGCCACCTCGGGTCAAATGCTGTAAGTGCTTGCGACATATTTACTGGGGGCACTCGGTTCCGTAGACTTGTTTCCACCTCCGTCGGAACTCATTCCTTTCGGCGACATCAGACAGGTACTTCAAATCGGCTGCCGATTGGCGATCAATCCTTGCCGGGCGCTCTACTGTCCGGTACCCGACAACCGGCTTAACCTGGGGCGCTGGTTGCGGTGTACTTTGTCGGCAGATCATTACACTCAAGAACAAGACGAACGTTGCCATTATGATCAGGTACCGCATTTGGGTCTCCTTTCAGTTTACCGGTGCGCCAGTCGTCAAGCAGGTTGGCCACAAAACAACTGACTGTCCGGCGTTCAAACTTTGCGCGGAGTTTTAAAAAATTAAAAAGGCTATCGTGCAAATAGAAAGAGTGCACGTGCGAGGTCTTCTCAGGTTTGCCTGGATTTTCTTTCATGAGAAAAGATTACTGGTTGTTAGGTTTTATTGCAAGCTAATAAAAGAAAAAGTTTTTCATAGGTTCTTGAAGAGTTTATTTTAGAAAAAAATTTTCAAGTGTGAATTTTGCAGAGAAAAAATTTTCAGAGTTGCCAGTCCGCAGGACACCCCTCATTATGAATCTAAGCCCCCTCGTCGTTTGCATCAGTCCATCGAGGGTCAAGACTCCGGCCATCGGGCATCATAGGAGTCCCCCTCATTGTTTGCACGGCATCACACATACGTGGTGCACTGCACAATAAACCTGTTGAACAGGAGCAACGTTATGAAGATCGGATCAATTCGCGAGTTCAAGGTAACGCAGGGCGCTAACGCAGGTAAGACGGTGTACAGTCGCACTGTGTGGATGCAGCCCGGCGAACGGCAGCCGTCGCCGTTAGATCTGGCCGAGCTGCAAGACGCCCTGCAAGCGTCGCACCCGGGCCAGCTGGTGAGCGTGCAGACACGCATCAGCGCCTTTGCGCCCATGCCGCCGGCCGAGACCGAGGCCGACGACAACGCCGCGACCTAAGCCACGAAGCCATGCACCCGGCCGCCCGGGTGCATGGCTAAAAGGGCACAGTTTCTTTTGAGACCTGGGCGGCTGCTTTATGAGCCCAGATCCCACATAGCAGAGTTGCTGGGCAGTAGGCAACTCTGTACCCCTTTTCCCTCTCCTAACACCAATGAGCCTAGAATCCTTGGAACAGCTACCTCGTGTCCTGGGATTCTAGGCTACCCCTTTTCCTTTTTCTTGTCCCTTTTTGACAGGGTCCCGGGAAACCGGTTGCTATCCGACATAAGTGGCATGACAGATCGTGACAGATGGGTAAGACAGAAGTGGCGTCACGATTTTCGGGGCAAAACATTGGGGTTTTTGTGTGTCATGTCACATGACAGATACTTTTTCTAAATCTCTGGAAGAGTATATTTATCTTATCTTATTGGGTAGGCTCCCATGGGAAATGGCTTTCCCAGAGTTTTCACTTTTTATCTGTCATCCGACATGAAACTTGAAAACTCCAATGTTTTGCCCCGAAAATCGTGACACGACGACGAAATCGAATCCGACATGATCTGTCATCCGACATGGTCACTTTCCCAGGGTACTTAAACCATGAAAACTGCCCCAATGCTTCCTCCAATAAGCTTTACCAATCTTACGTTTCTACTTAATACACAATTTCCGATAAATACGAGTATAAATTGAAACCACGTTACCTGAAGACCCACCACAAGTCCTATTATACCCTAAAGCTCCTGAACTGGAATCCAAGGTAGCAATCCACAATTTTTCTGTTATATTAAGCCATTCTTTCAATTCTGAACGCCATAAAGATATGAGCAATTCAGACAAAACCCAATACTCAAAAGCATCCTCCCCACTTTTCGTAAAATCCTTCTGCCATTGAGTATTAGTGTGAACCCCTTTAAGCAAATTCCGCATATGCTCCCTACGACGAAGGACCATATCATGGCTCTGCCCAACGTACCACTTTCCATTTAGCACATTTCTAAACGCATATACACCAATCTTTTTCATGCTTTCCTTCTAACTTTGTCCCAACGAACCCAAGCAGCTCGTTGACATTGTTCACGACTACGCGCTTTACATTTGCCCTTCACTCGGCCGCCAAGCCGGCCAAGCGCTACGGCATCTGGATTTTTTGTTTTCATACAAAGAACTATACGCCACCGCTGGAGCATTGTCAACAGCAAAAAGCAACTTATTTCTTGTATCTATGTCTCATTTACTCAACACCCTTTACCCATTAAACAACAAACCAAAAACCCCCAAGGAGTAGAAAAATGCAAACTATCATCAAAAACTGGATAACTGGTGAAACAATCGTAGAATCAAGTAAAACCTTAAAGGCCACAATTATTGAAAACAAAGCCAACCTGTCCGGAGCCGACTTGTCCAGAGCCAACCTGTCCGGAGCCGACCTGTCCGGAGTCAACCTGTCCGGAGCCGACCTGTCCGACGCCGACCTGTCCGACGCCGACTTGTCCGAAGCCAACCTGTCCGAAGCCAACCTGTCCGGAGCATACCTAT